TTAGTTCCCCATGTACCAGCGTTTTCGCCAGTAGCCATTTTTTGATAACCTAAACTATTATATGTTGATGCCATAAATCTCCTTAAGCTGCTTCACTATAACTGGTATTCGATCCTGTTGCAACATCTGTATACGATGTATTGGATCCTGTGTCAACATCTTGATAATGCTGAATTCCAAGATTTCCTAAAGAAATGGTCGCTGAAACTCCGGTTAATTCTACGGTCGTATAAGTCGAAATAGTAAGGGAACCCGTGCTAGTAGTTGCTGAAACTCCAGTTAAAGGAACTCCTATAACAGTGACAACTGAACCTATCGAAGTTGTTGCTGAAACTCCTGTCGGAGCCACTGTAGGATTTGAAGTAATCGTTATACCGGCACCATTCTGAGCCGTAGTAGCAGAAACTCCAGTTAATATTGTTGTATTGTAGGATCTTGCAGTTGGAGTGCCAACAGCACTTGTTGCTGAAACTCCTGTTAAAGGAACTCCAATTTCTACATTTAATGAACCATCGGCAGTAGTTGCTGAAACTCCTGTTAAAGAAACTGTTACATCTCCAACTATTGTTGGTGCTCCTATAGAAGTTGTTGCAGAGACTCCTGTAAGTCCCATGACATCTGCAGGTGTAATTGCTCCTACACTTGTAGTTGCTGAAACTCCACTAGGTCTAACGACTGCTTCGTCAACAGATCCCCAGCCATTATATCCCCATTCAAGAGTACCCCAACCAGGTTGAACGAAAGCGTCAACGGTTCCTACAGCAGTTGTTGCTGATACGCCTGTAAGAGTAACGGTTTGATCAGAAAGATCTCCCCATTCACCATCATTCCAAGATTTAGCTCCCCATCCTGTTGCATAAACTGTGGAATCGTTCCAGTCCGCCTGTCCCCAGGTTAACCGCCCCCATCCTGATGATACGTCTGCCATAAGGAAGGACTCCTTATGCTATTTGTATGATTGCTGTTGATGCTGCCGCTGCTGGAAATTCTACTGTGAAAGTTCCACTTGTAACGGTTTTGTCTCCACCAAAATCAATGGCGCAAACTGCAGCGTCACTCGCGTGCGAATCATTAAAAATTAAACAACCTCGTGCTGTGAACGAAGCTGAAGTCCAGCTTGTATTTGCAAAATCACAAACCGCTGTATCACTATCCAACACAGGAGTTACACTTGTTAGAGCGTTTCCTTTAGCTGTATAGCCGCCAGTAGTCGCGAGTTCTTCTGAAGTTGTGTAAACAGTTGTAGATTTATTTAAAGTTGCATCACTGTCATAGAGTGCCAAGTTAAAAGTATTGCCTGAAGAAGCAGTGAAATTATGTTCAGCTTCTAAAATTTCTTGTTTAAAACTGTTACAAACTGCTGATGTTATTGCCATATTTATCTCCTAGTTTACGGATTTGGTGACTGAATGGGTATCCGAATTGTTCCATCCGTATAATCATCTCGTCTCCGTCTTCCAATTTGCTCCGCAGCAAATTTCTCTAATTCCTGTTTATACCTATTTTCATATAGTGTCAACATGTCCATTGGACCTTTTAAAAAGCCATAGGCCTCTATTAGGCAAGCATATAAAAGGCCTGCTGGAAAATATTGACTAAGATAGGTAGTAGTATTACCCGAGCTTAAACCCGTAGGTTTAGCATTAAAATGAACTTTAAAAGCATAATTTGCATCTGGAACAGGGGCAACCATCATACGTCCTGAAGTCGTATCCGTAGTTCCCGTAGCTCCTCCAAACATAGCATAATATTTAGGGGCTCCGGTATCTGTCTCAGCAGGAATATATTCCTGTAAATAAGTCCTATCTTTTTTTTCTAACCAGGTATTTGTGCCTGTCGTGACCGACGTAGATGTATAAACCTGCATTCCTCTTACAAATAAGCATCCTGCAGGAGCATTAATAGTCGATTGCGCTGCAACTAAATTTCCAGTTTGAGCTTTTCGATCTGCATCAATAGGGCAATCTCTCATTATTCTATATTCTGCAGCTTCAATAAATTGATTAGTAATAGTAGCAGTAAGAACGTTGGTTCCTACTTCAGTATAACTTCCAATTGCTGTGGTTAATGTTGCGTAAGTAAATCCTGCCATTATGCTCTAGCGTTAACCGGACCTGCAAAGATCGGGAAGCCTCCTCCTGTTTCAGTTGTACTAGCTGCAGAAGCCAATGTAAAGGTGTAGCTATCTGCATCCACTTTAGTAATTGAATAAGATCCTCTGACTTGAACACCGGAACTATGCGCCGATGCCGTTGTAGTAAGAGGAGTTAAATTATAAGTCGGAGCGGATGAACCTCTAGTTAAACCCGTTAAATCATTACTTGATTTACCTGTATATTTAATAGTTTCACTATCGTTAGCTCCTGGATTAACTACAATATAACCTGAGGTTGGAAAAGCAGATGCATCTGATAAAGTTAAAGTCGTAGCCGAATCAGTAAGATCAGAAGCAAGAGTGGTTTCTAACATAAAAATAATTGGAGAAACTCCTCCTACATAAGAAACAACACTTCTAAATCTCACTGCATCCCCAGTTGATCGACCATGGTTCGGGTCATTAACCGTAACGGTAGTAGAACCTGCTGTGGATAAAGGATTATTAGGTAAAATTGTAGGTGTATAAAATTCAGTTCTTGCAGGGCGCGCTCTTTGTACTGCTTGAGGATCCGCTCCTACGGGCTTAGGCTGAATCAATGGAGATTTTGGTTCATATTCTGAAATATGTACCCAGGCTCCAGTCCATTCTCTCACCATTTCTAAATAAGGGAAAGCCTGACCGGATCGATCTGAAATTGATAATGCGTGTTGTCCTCTTGCAAATTTAGCCATTAGACGCTCGGATAATAAGTTTTAGGGGTTATATAAGTACTCGATGGCGAACCATCTTCTGCTAATGCTCTTTGTAATTCATCTTCATAATAAAGTTTCATTTGTTGTGATAATTCAGGATTATATTTTTGACTTAAATAAAAAGATAGCCCTGCTACCATACAAGGAACAAAACGATAAGGAACATCTCCTACGTTAGTAAAAGCTCCCACATCTTTAATTCTTTTAATATAATTATAATTTATAGTGTGACCATTCTGAGTTGAACTCGGAGTCAAATAAATGGTCATGGTTACTCGATCAATAAATCTCTGTACCCAATACTGAGAAGGAGTTCCCGTTGCTGTTTTATTAGATAAAGCTTGGTAAGTAGATCGATCAATTTTAGTGAGCGGTGCATCTACACTAGATGCATTTCTATAAGAGGCTTCTAATATATCTGCTGCCCCATAGATAGCTGTTGCATCAGAAGTACCATCTCCTGTAGATCTATAAATAATATATTCATTTTGATCTGTAACCAAGGTAAAACTAGAATTGGCTACTTCCCAATAGTGTAAACCTCTATTACCCCATTCTTGAAAAAGAATGTTTAAAGATCGTTTTGCTGTTTTTAATTGATAGCCCGAAGTCGCTTGCAGACCAATACGTTCGTATGCGTCTTCAATAACTTCATCAATAGCAAACGTCTTTTCAAAGGTGTTTGTAGTAGCAATAGCCATATACTACCTCCCCTAACCGTAAAAGAATGTAACTTTATTTATAGTAGTTAAAGTTGCTTTTCCACTGGTTAAACATCTCAAACCTGTGCCTGGAAATTGAAGATATTCCGCATGCGGTGAACTTGACCCATCTGGTGTATTTAACGTACACAGACTTGTCGCATTATCTAAAATTTCAATCGTACCAGCTCCTGCAGTCGCGTCATAATAGACTCCAAGAATTCTACAAGGTCCTGCAAAAATAGTACCTGTAGACGTAAGGTTTGTAGATTTTATATCTACTGGATATGTACTCATATTTTCTCCTTAGTCGTGAGCTCCCGAAGGAGCTCACATTATTTATTTATTACGAAGTAGCAAATGGTGTTTCTATAGTTCCTGTTGCCAGTACTAAAGAATCATGTACCAAATACTCATCGTCAGCAATTGCTGTAATAGAAACAACACTTCCTACAAGACCACCTGTGACGCTACCCGCCATAGTGATCACGTCGTCCGAGCCTCCTGGTATGAAAGCTTTTTTCGCACCATCATCCACAGCCAACAGAATTGCTCCAACGAACTTATCAGTTCCATCAGTTAAGATGTCCATATCCGTTGCAGCTGTTGCCACATAGAAATGGAAAGTTGCGCCAATGTTATTCAAATTGTTGTAGTCAGTATCACCGGCTACAGCGCTGTTTGAATTTACATTAATTGTAGGTAATGTAAATTTACCGTCCGCGTCGTTTGTAAGTAAAAGTCTTCCTGCATGCGTAGCAACTGTTAAAGTTGTGTCAGCAGTTAAACTTATTGTATTGCCAGGACCTGTATTAATAAATCCATTCTTCGAATAGACTGGTCCCGAAAACGTAGTTTTTGCCATAATTATAATCCTCCTAGTTTGTAAGATCTAGTCTCTAGGCCGTCGACTATACGCGTCTAGATCTAATTAATAATTGTATAGTAAGTGATTTATACCCCAAATTTAAATTTGGCGCAAGTGATCCTGTGGCTTTTGTATGATTTTGTAATAGCGCTTAAGTGGCTATCGAAACTTCGGCCTTGGCTTCGTTTATTTTGGTTTGAAGAGTTGCTTCTTCAAACTCTTTGGCAATGATCTGTTTAACAATTTCCTGAATTTTTTTGTCAATATAGGACATATTAATATTATATCTGCCCTCCTTCAGGTGTTCCTGTTGCCATTCTAACTCCAAGGACTTCTTCGTAATGTATAGGTCTTGGGTCATTTGTAACCTCCTCATAGGTTATCCATTTACCGTTTTTTGCAGTAAATCCATTTTTTTCAAATAATACCTCATTTTTTCCTAGTTTGTCAAGGATAGAGTTTTCGATACCTTGAGGAGTATCCTCACATGTGACTGTAAAATCCGCAGAATAGCCACAATATTTTATTTGAATTCTGAATTTTTTCATGAATTTGGAAGTTTATATTAAAAATGAGGCCGTTTTAAGGCGGCCTCATTTCGTTAGTTATTAGATGTATTACGCACCTGGTGATGCATAGATACCTCTAGGGTCAGAACATCCGAAGACGTATCTTTCTCTAGCTTTGTATCTAACGTTACCAGTATCAAAGTCGCCTTCCATTGATGTTTTCAATGGTGCTCTGTTGAAATACTTCATTCCGTTAGGAACGTCTGTAATGATGTAAAACGCATCAGTGTCAGATAAGTAGTGATTAACTACGAATCCTTGAGGAAGCATCCCCATGTTTTTGATTGCGTTAATGTCATTATCAGCCGTACCAACTCTTCCTGGAGACTTCATCAGTCTTTCAGCAGTAAATTGTTGGTTAGAGTGAAGAACCATCTTCATTCCTCTAGCCGCAATTTTAAGACCACGTTCATCAGTGAATGCAGCAATGTCAATCAAAGACTGCTCCAAAGATGTTTCGTTAAGGTCTGCTGCTGTAGATAATGTATTGCTAAACGTACCTGCTATTGTCGGGTGAGAAGCGTTTATTAAAGAAACTCCATCACCTGTGTTAAAGGTAGCTACGCCAGGTAGTCCATTGTTTAATGGAACTACTGCTTTCACTTGTTTAGCGTTAGCCATAGAACGTGCTAAAGCTTTTGTATAACGAGAAGAAAGTCTGTCATAGAGGTTGTCCTCCATAGCTTCTTCTGTTATCGCAAATGCTAGAGCGATCGTTTCCATAGTGTAACGTGCTGTAAAAGTTTCTTGTGCTTCGTCGTATGAAACGCCTTGGCCTTCACCTTTTACATCTGCGTTTGCAAAACCACTTAACATTACTTCCTCTTCGAAAGCTCTGTCAGATGATTCTTCTGCATAAATTTCTTTATGCTCTTGGTCGTACCTCTTATATTCCAGTCCAAATAGTGCATTTAGACCAGGTTCTAGTTCTTTGACTAGCTGTGCTCGTGATATTGCCATGTTCTATATACTCCTATTATGATTGTAGTTCAATCAGGTTTGGAACAACTACTACGGAGGCATAAGCAGCAGTAATATCCGAATTTGAAGGATCTTCTGCTGATCTTAATAATCTCCATGAGGCTGCGTCGGCACTTGTGTCGTCGATATCTAGGTCCGCTGAAGACTTACCAGTAGTTGTACTACCAGCAGAAGCATTCATGTCATACGTTTCTAGAAAACCGGCTTGAGTGACCGCTGCGTCAGTCGATACTACATATAATTGTTGTGGGTTATCGTATACGAAAGCAGTTATGTCTTCTGAATTCGCAGGTGTTACTTGTACATAATGGTTCGACCATGTCGGCTTCAAAGTTGTAGCCGCATTATAGAAGATTCCATTTAGTACCCCCAGTACAGGTGTGTCAGTACCTTGTCCTTCGACAATGTACCCTGCTGAGGAAGCAACTTGTCCACCACTATATATTGTAGTAGCGTAATTTGCATCGATAAAGTACTTACCTTGACCGGAAGTCGCGGGAGTTGATCCCAACGTTCCTGCCGCAATAAGTCCAAAACCTTGCGTGTTACTATTTGCCATAGTTTGTTACTCCTTGTTTACAGTTTTACGTGTAAACGGTTAATTAAATTTCGTTGGTTTGAGAATTGTTAAAAAATTAACTTTTCTTTGTACCACCGAAGGTTACGCTAGTCTGTCGATCAACATTGATCGGCATACTTGGATGCTGTTCCTTCATGAGATCGTGCTTCACTGCTTCGTCTCGAGCATCAGTTTGTTTCTTATAATACTCAGTACGTTGCTTCGCGAGCTCTTCCGATATCCTAGCCAGCAATAGGCCACCTACCCCTATAATCCCAGCATATTTTCCGTCTTTAACAACGGGATAATCTTCGCCTTCATATTCGTCAGCTCTCACTAATTCCCATCCGGATCTTAATTTACCCGTGACGTTCTTAGTATCATCGAAACCAACGCTTTCAGCTCTGATCCATCTGTGCCTGTATCCTGCAGGCGGCTTGGGAGCATCTAGAGATGATGGGGGAACCCACACTTTGGGTCTTTCAGTTTTAGACCTGGTTTGGTTCGCACGAGAAGTAGTTTTTGTTTCTTTTGTCATATGCTTATGCCTCCTTCGTGAGTTTTAATTGTTTTGCATATTCTTCGAGTGGCACACCTAATTTTTTAGCAATTGCTACCTGTGAAGGTGTGAGTCTTACAGTTTGGCGCCCTGGTTTAACGCTTCTTGTCGCAGAAGCAACCGTCTGAACGGGTTCGGACGTTTTTCTAGTTCCACTTCTATCAAATTTATGAGGGAAGTCAACTCTTATTCTTTTGTCAATTTCCTCATAGTAATCATTTGATTTTGGATCAAATCCTTCTTTGTCGACTAGATCCTTATGGATTTCAAAAGCTGTAAACGTCATAGCTCGGTCACTACCGAACCATCGGTTTTTTCCAGCCCAATCTTCAGCTTTAGGGTCAGGATCCGGCAAACGTTGAGGCGTTTGCTGAGGAAGATATCCTCCATGCGAAAGTCTAGGTTCCGCTACAGATTCTTCTTCTTTTCCTGCCTTAGTGGCTGCTAATTTGGCATTATCAAAAGATAGCTGTGCTATCCTTTTATTAGCCGCTACTTGAGCTTTCGCATCTCCAGCTTCAATAGCACCAGCTAATTCTTTTTCAGCCGCTTCTAATCCACTTTTAACGCTACTTTCAAGTTTAGTAATGTAATCTTTGTCCACTTTTTTGAACTTAGATTCCATTGCTTGTCTATTGGTCTCTACAGCACGAGCATAATCTACAGCTGCCGCTTCTCTACGTTCAGCTTCTCGCATTCTACGTGTTAATTTAGAAATACGTCCTTGTACTCCTTTGCTGTATTCTTCTAGCTTTTGGTCTTCTTCTGGTTTGCTAGTTTGAACATCAGACTGCTTATCAGATTCCGCAGGTGCGTCATCGGACTTAGCAACGTCTTCAGTAGTTGTTTCTTCAGTCTTCGTGTCATCTTTGACCTCCACTTCTGACTCTTGAACTTTTTCCTCGGGTAATTCTACATCAGCCCCAGGACCCGATGTATCTAAATCGACCATCGGTTGTTTTTTTTCTGTTTTTTCTTCTGTTGGCTCAGGCATAGTTTCCTCCTATGTTAGTATTTATGCAAGATGCTTTTAGGATCTTGTATTGTTGCTAAGACTTCGTCTTCGTTGAGGAGTCTTACTTCCCCACCTTCTATCTCAATCCTTGAGCCTGCATAACGGGCAAAGACTACCCAGTCACCGACCTTGCACCAAGGACCACTAGGATAACGTTTTTTATCC